GAAGTCGCTGAAAAAGTTAAAAAGCTTGAGAGGGACAACGGTGGGATTCTTACGGACGAACGAGCCGAAGACATAGCAAAGGAGTTGGGTGATTGTCTCTGGTATATTTCTGAACTGGCTACACAGATCGGGGCAAGCCTGGAGGCAATCGCGCAGATGAATATTGAAAAGCTGTCTTCGCGTAAAAACAGGGGCGTTATTCAGGGGAGTGGGGATTCCCGATGACGCAATAGCTTTAATATTGTTGACCTGTCTTGATTTTTACTAAAAAAATGATATGGTAAAACAATGCGAATAATACAAGGAGCCGAAGATGGAGGCAAAGTCTAAGAACAAGGTGGGACGGCCTAAAAAATATGATCCCAAGGTGACGCCTCAGCTTGCAAAATGGATGCGAAGGTCTGGCTTGACAGACGAACAGATGTCAAAAGAACTTGGCATTTCAGTAGCCACAATTCATAACTGGAAAAATAAATATCCTGAGTTTTTAGAATCCCTAAAGGAATCGAAAGACTTTGTGGACAGCCTCGTTGAAGATTGTTTGTTGAAACGGGCTCTTGGTTTCGATTATGAAGAAGTCAAAATGATTGCGAAAAAAGAAGAAAGTGGCGAAAGTAAGGTAACAAGGATTGAAAAGATTAAAAAAAAGGTTGTCCCAGACACAACGGCACAAATATTTTGGCTGAAAAACCGCAAGCCGGGACAGTGGAGAGAAAAGGTTGAAACAAGCGAAAAACATGCTGAATCATTAGCAGAGACTCTTTCAAAGATGGCCGACAGGTTGCCAGGATGACCGTAGAATTAAAACTAAAGCCAAATTGGGACCGTTGGTATAATCTGATTGAACACCCGGTGCAGGTTGATTTGATGAACGCAATAAAGAACGGCGTAAGATTCCCGGTTGTTCCTGCTGGTAGGCGTTCAGGAAAGACAGAGAGATTCAAGCGATTCATTGTCAAGCAGGCATGGAAACATCCCAACGAAATGTTTTTTGCAGGCGCGCCCACTTATCAACAAGTAAAAAAAATATTTTGGCAAGACCTTAAACGGCTTGCGTTTACATCCACATTTCCAAAAAGTCCGTCTGAGTCTGACCTTGTTATTTATTTTCCGAATGGCTCAGAGATCCATTTAATCGGTTTTGATAAGCCTGAACGGTTTGAAGGTGTCCCATGGACCGGTGGCGGTATTGATGAAATAGCAAATACAAAGCCTGAAGCATGGGAGTTAAATATATCACCAGCCCTTGATACCGTTCATCCGGATAGACCGGACTACAGAGCCTGGTGCTGGTTGTTTGGTGTACCAGATGGCCTTAATCATTTTTATGATATATGCGAAATGGCGAAACAGGAGGTCAGCGGGTTTAAGCTGTTCCATTGGAAATCGTCTGAAATATTACCGATAGATGTCATTGAAGAAGCGAAAAGAAGACTTAGCGCAAAGCAGTTTCGGCAAGAATATGAGGGATCTTTCGAAACTGTAACGGGTCGGATATATGAGGATTATGGAACAGCAAATCACACCAAAGAAGAGATAAAACCACATGAGCGTTTACATTGGATGCACGATCAAAACTTCACGCCTCTTTCAAGCGCCATAGGGGTTATTAGGGAAAACAAATTATTTCTACTTGATGAAATAGTCCTTGAATCAGCAATAAGTAGACAGTCGGCAGAAGAATTTGTTGAGAGATACAAGAATCATGGAAATAAAAAGGTTTATGTTTATGGTGATCCGGCAGGCAGGGCGGGTGAGAAACATGGCCATGCGTCTGATTATACGGAGATTGAAGACGTTTTAAGGCAAAATGGATGGAAGTTTGTTCGTAAGGTAAAACCAAAGCATCCAGCAATAAAAGACAGGCAGAACGCACTCCGGGCCAGGATATGCAACGCCAAAGGCGAAATAAACCTTTTTGTCAACACTAAAAAAGCTCCGTACTGCCACAAGGGGCTTGCAACCGTCCAGGTCAAAGTCGGTAGCAGCTTTCAGGAAGACGATAAAAATAAATATCAGCATATAACCACAGCCATAGGGTACATGGTTGATTACGTGTGGCCGGTTAACAGTCCACAGTCAACAACACACAGAGTAAGGGCCAACTAATGGAAAAAGTATTTGAACGAAGTGACAACTTCCAGAATGCCACAGGCCGGGGCGAGCTGTTACGGGACCTTTTAGGTGGAACCCCTGCCATGATTGCAGCCGGGGAAAAATATCTGCCGAAACAGAGCGCGGAGCATGTGGATGACTATAAGATCCGTTTGGAGGGCGGGTATCTGTTCAACGGTTACAGGCGCACACGGAATTACCTTACGGGCCTGGTTTTTTCTGAGCCGCTAAAAATCAGTTATGACGCAACGAGTAAGGCAGCGTTTGAGAATATTGAAAGTGACATTGACCAGCAAGGAAACAATCTCCGAACTTGGGGGCATACGTTTTTTGAGTGCGGAATTGATGCCGGTATGGTGGCTATCCTTGTGGATTTTCCGCAGGTCCGGACCCGTAATGAAAACGGCAGGCTTGAGTTTTGGGACAGCGAACAGGAGGTATGGCGGCCGAAGACTGCCGCCATTGACGCAGAAAAAGGTTGGAGGCCGTTCTTTGTTTTGATACACCAGGCCAACATATTGGGTGTAAGATTTGTCTATGAAAACGGTAAGCGGATTCTTGATCTTATCCGCATCTTTGAAACTGTGATAGATGAACAGGGCGATTTTGATAATGATGACGTCGAGGTTGACCAGGTACGGGTATTGCGAAGAGGCTCGTGGCAAGTGTACCGAAAAGATGATGAAGACAACGTATACCTGCACGATCAAGGCGAAACCAGCATTGAGGAGATTCCGATTGCTTTTTTTAAGCCGGGTGAATCATTAGGCGATGCGGCAGCACCGCCCCTGGAGGACTTGGCGCAACTCAACAAGCGGCACTGGCAGGCAACGTGCGACCAGGTGAGCCTTATGTCTTTTGTCCGAAGGCCGCCGTGGTTGGGAAAACTGCTTACCGATTCGGACGGAACGGTCGAGTTCGGACCCGGCAGGCTGATTCATGCTGTTGACGGAGAAGCTGATCTAAAAAGCGTATCTGTCAATTCTGACGCGGTTGACAAGGGCAAGGATGAGCTTACCGCTCTGGAAGAAAAGATGTCCCTTTACGGCTTGGTGACGTTACAACCAAGCTACAATTCCGGCAACAAAACGGCATATCAATCTCAGCAGGAAACCACAGAGTCAACAAGTGTGCTCAAAGATTGGGCGCTGGGGTGCAAGGATGCACTGGACAACGCCTTCCGTTTTGCTGGAATGTGGATGGGTATAGAAGACGGACAAGAGCCAATAGTTGATATCAATACAGATTTCAACCCGGCTGTTGGTATGGCTCCAGAAATGATGATGAAGGCAATCGAGATGGGGGTTTTATCTCGGGAACAAGTCCATCAAGAGCTTAAGCGCCGGGGGCTAATTGGTGAAAATTGGGATTGGCAGGATGTAAAGGCGATGATCGAGGACGATTCACGTTTTGCGGGACCGGCAGGAGCATTAACGGGACTTGCTGATCAGTTCCCAGCCGTGCCAGGTACTCAAGTATCCACACCGGCTGGCCAGTAGGCTGAAATGGGAATTCTGTATTTGATCTTTCAAGGACATATTTAAGTAATGGTTTCATTAAGTTTAAATACATGATATACTTAAAAATAGCAGATGAAAACATGACGTGGGATAATTATGGTTTCTATGGTTGGCATGTGGATCATATAAAGCCTATATCGAGCTTTGATATTAAAAGCAATAGCTGCCCTGAGTTCAAAAAGTGTTGGGCGCTGTCAAATTTACAGCCACTGTGGTGGACAGATAACATCAAAAAGGGAGCTAAGGAAAATTGGTAGATAGACTCCCACCGGATGAATTATTAGAGCTTTTTCAAGTTGCGCGACAGGTGTTTTTCCGTTACCAGCTTGACAAGATGGAAATATCAGCGCTTCTGACGGCAATGTCTTCTATTGAAAAATCAATGAAAGACATCTTATCAAATCCTACAGCAAGGCTCAAACGATGGGAACAATTAAGGCGCCAAGAGTTGATCAAGGAAATAGATGCTTTGACTTTGGGAATCCGTGAACAAGTCTCAGGCGAGATCTCCAGTCTTGCAGGCCAGGCCGGGGCAGAATCAGCCATCTACCACAGCCAGACTATGAGTTTAGGTGGTAAAGTCCAGGGGTTTAACAATGTGGCATTGTCGCCGGAACAGTTTCAATCTTTTTTCCAGTCAACGCCGCTCGGGGGGGTGACATTGACGCAGTGGGTTGATAAGGCTTTTGATACGACCGTTCGCCATGGTATCCTTGAGGATCTGGGAGCCGGGGTGTTGCAGGGTAAAGGTTATCCTGGATTGGTTGACAATATCATGGGACACATGCAAGGTTTTACCCGTAAAGAGGCTGTTACTCTTGCCAGGACGTTTGTTCAGCAAGCGAACGTAACAGCACAGCAGGCTGTTATGTCTGCAAATTCCGATATAGTGAAAAAATGGAAGTGGTCAAGCGTTTTGGAAAATGGCAACTTAAAAACAGGCCGCGGGACCTGCATAAGGTGTGCATCACTTGACGGTAGCACATATAAACTTGGTGAAGGTCCGCCGATCCCGTTACACCCGAACTGCCGATGTGTGCCTGTGCCTATAACAGTATCATATCGCGAATTGGGCGTTGACATAGATGAACTGGAAGATGTAGCCAGGCCATGGACAGAAAGGCCGGACATACCAATTGGCGAAGGCGGGCGCAATATCGATTCTTGGGGCACACACCAAGGGGAATACGACAGCTGGTTTGAGTCACGGGGGGAGAAGTTTCAGAAAAATGTAGTCGGCCCCAGGAGATATGAATTTATCAAGTCAGGCAAGGTGAAATTTAAGGATCTGGTGGACCAGAATACCGGGAGGCTGTATCGGTTGGATGAATTAAAAAGGCATAAATGAACCTCGACAAACTAATAAAAGTTATATCCTCAAAATTAGCAAACCTACTTGCAACCAAGTGGACCGGGAAAATAACGATTTGCATTGAAATGAATAGGGGGGGTATATCAAAAACGAATATATGCACAGAAGAACCATTGACATTTAAATAAATAGATGATATAAATATAAAATTAAAGCTGCAAGTTCCGCTGAGAAAAGCGCAAAACCCAAGGCCCATGAGCAGATTCGTTCTGTTTGTGGGCCTTTTTTTATCTTTCAACCAACCCACGCTAACTTGAGCGGTCAATCAAGGAAAAGGAGTCATTATGTCACAGGAAGAAGAAACCACAGATACCACGGAAGAAGCCGGAAACAACAACGACGCTATGGAGCAAGAGAAAATTGACAAGATTGTCAAGGACAGACTTGACCGGGAGCGGAAAAAGTTTGAAAGGGAAAAGGCTGAACTGCTGAAACCATTTGAGGGCGTAGACAAGGATGAGTACGCCAGGTTGAAACAAGAAGCCGAAGACCGGGAGAACAAAAAACTTGAGGAGCAAGGCAAATTTGAGGAGATCCGCAAGAAATGGTCTGATGAGAAAAAAGACATCCAGGCCGAATATGAAAAAAAACTTGCGGAAAAAGATAATACCCTCAAGAGACTTGTTCTTGACGACAAGGTTCGCAATGCTGCTTTAAAAGCAAACATCAGACCTGAACGAGTTGAAAAGGCGTTGAAACTGACGGAATCTAATTTTGCAATGGACGAAAACGGAGATATCCGAATCCTTGATGACAATGGAGAAGAGACATCTGATTCACTTGATGACTTTTTTAAGAATACTTTTCAGAAAGAAATGCCCGAGTTTTACCTTGGTAGCGAAAAAACAGGTTCCGGGGCGCAGCAAAGTAGAAGCAGACAAAACAGTTCAAATTGGCATAACTTACCGCCAATAGAACGACTTGCCGCCGCGCGAAAGGCGGGCAACACATAAAAAATGGAGCATAAAAAGATATGGCCCTAACATTAGTAGAAGCTGCAAAACGCAGCCAGAACCCGATTCAGTCCGCAATTATTGAGATGTACGCGCGTAATAGTGACATCCTGATGACTCTGCCTTTTGATACCATCCAGGGTAATGCCCTGAGATACAACCGCGAAGAAACTCTGCCCGGTATCGGTTTTCGTGGTGTGAACGAAGCTTACACCGAATCAACCGGCATTTTGAACCCCATCACTGAACCGCTGGTTATCGCCGGCGGGGACCTGGATGTCGATATGTTTATTCTGAAAACAATGGGCATGGACCACAGAAGCGTCCAGGAAGCCATGAAGGTGAAGGCCCTGGCCCTTGCCTGGACTGCGCAGTTCCTTAAAGGCGACAGCGCAAGCGATCCGCGCGGCTTCGACGGCCTTGAAACACGGATCACCGGCGATCAGTTGATCTGGAATAACACCGACAACGGCGCCGCCCTTTCTCTGGCCAAGCTTGATGAAATGATCGATGCAGTTGAATCTCCGACGCATTTAATTATGAACAAGACCATGAGGCGCAGATTGACAGCAGCTGCAAGGCTGTCCACCGTGGGCGGTTTTATCACCTGGCAGGTTGACGCTTTTGGCCGCCAGATCGCCATGTATAACGACCTGCCCATCCTGATCGCAGATTATGACAATGATGGCGACCAGGTCCTTCCGTTCACCGAAACAGCAGACGGCGCAGGAACAGCGCAGAATACATCAATTTACTGCGTTTCTTTCAACACCGGTATGGTGACAGGTATCCAGAACAGCGATATCGATGCAAGGGACCTGGGTGAGCTGGAAGAAAAGCCCGCAATGAGAACCCGTGTCGAATGGTACGCCGGTATCGCATGCATGCACGGCAGAGCGGCCGCCCGACTTGGCGGGATCACCAACGCAGCAGTAACCGTATAGGAGAATTACAATGGGTATTACAGATAGCAAAAAAAGACCCCAGGGGACTTTTGACAGCGACCTGGAATTCAAGGACGCCGGTCTTGTAGCTGCAAGCGCAGCCGCACAGGTTGACAGCGCCGCTCAGATTGTTGATGTTGGAACCGGTTTTTTCAAGGGGTGCATGATTCTTGATGTGTCTGCACTGGAGATTGCCAGCAACGATGAAATTTACGACATCGTTGTTCAGGGATCTTCTGACTCTGATTTTGGGACCGACACCAACATTGTTGAACTGGCCGCCCTCAACCTTTCCGCAGCCGAGGTTAAAAGAACCGACTGCAACAAGGACGATTCAACCGGCAGGTTCAAATTGTATTTCGACAACGAAAACAACGGCACCTATTACCGCTATCTGCGTGTTTACACCGTCGTGGCAGGCACAGTTGCCACCGGTATCAATTACACGGCATATTGCGTCCCGACGCAGTAAGGGGGCATTATGTCTGATACTGTAAAGGTTGTAAGGGCCAGAGGCGAAGGGGTTGTCAAGATCAAAAACGAACCCCTTGGCGATGCCGCAGTGAAAAACATCCAGAAAATCCTGGTGCCCGAATCAATCGCCACAGTCACGGGATACGGTGGCGAGTACGGTTTCAGAACCAGCGTGGTCGAGTTCACCAAAGGCGCCAACCTCGTGACCAGGGCCGGTGTTTCAGATGACGGATACGGAAGCCTGAAGCTGGCAACCTTCCCGAAAGGCCGCATCTGGATTCACGGCGCAGTGGGCACCTTGTCCAGTGTTGATGTTTCCGGATCTGCTAATATCAGCGATACAGGGTCCGGGGATTATTCATTTGGCACGGTTGCCACGGCGAACACCACTCTGGACGGGACAGCAGTTAACCTGGGGCCTTCAGCCGCATTGGTTGATCCGTTTGTGAGCGGTGTTGGTGCAGCCGCTACGAGTTCAGTTCTCGCTGCTGGTGCATTGTTTGATGGATCGTCCATCGCCATTCCGATCTATCTGAACATGGCGTTCGATGCAGGCGATGTCACCACCGGGGACGGAACCGCGGACCTTGCGGGCAAGATTACCATCCAATGGTCTTACCTGTCCGATTATTAACTACATGGCCGGGGCAACCCGGCCTTAGTTTTACGGGGGGCAATATGAACAAAGAAACTTTAATCAACCCGAAAACCGGCAAAGCAAAAAAGTGTTGGTCCCTGGACGTTCCGGGGCTTTTGGCAGACGGATGGAAAAGAGCAGGTGAGAATCCGGAACCTGAAAGGAAAAAGCCTGTGACTACCACCACGTTTGAGACCATTAAGGACAGGCCGAAACGCAAGAAAAAGGCTGAATAATGGCACTTACAGTCGGAATCGACACATACGCCACGCTGGCGGACATACAGGCGTGGAACACGGTCAGGGGCTACACCGGCACCATCACCGAAGCCGATGTTCTGCGGGCCATGGATTATATCGAAAGCCTGCCCTGGGCATACGCACGGACAGATGATGACTCTGATCTCTGGTGGGACGACGACCCGCCGGATGCTGTTGTCACCACCCTGAAACATGCCGCCCGGATGGAAAACGAAACACCTGGCGTATTGATGCCTGAAACACAACAGAGAGTTGCCAGCGAAAAGGTGGACGTGATCGAGATCGAGTACGAACCCGGCGGGAACCAGCAAATGTTCCCGGCCCTGCTCCGGTATCTGAGGGACTATGTGACCAGCGGCAGCGTTGTCAATGTGAGGCTTGCGTAATGTATAGCGGCCTTCAGGATACGGCAGCGAAAATGCTTGCGAAGTTCGGGCGGTTTGTAACCCTGACCAAACCCGGATATACCGGGGACAACCAGGAATACAACCCTGTCACCGGTCAATGGGAAACGGTCGAGGGCGAAGCCGGGGACCCGGAAACCGGATCAGTCAAGGCGGTGTTTGTTGGGATCTCCCAGAAATGGAAAGACAAGTTTGTTATCGAGCAGGGTGATTCGGTGGCCCTTGTTGCCGCTGATGGACTGGAGCCGGAACAGAACGATGTATTGGATGGCTGGACGATCCTGGCGGTTGAAGCGGTGAAACCAGCAGATACGGCAGTGCTTTTTAAGTGTCATGTGAGGAAGCAATGAGTTTTTCGGTTGATCTTGCAAAATTCGGGCAGAAGGCTGTGGATAATGCGGAGAAGATTGTCCGAAAGATTGGATTTGATATGCACAGCAGGATTGTTCAGCGGATGCCCGTTGATACCGGGAGAGCAAAGGCAAATCAGCAGATCAGTATCAACAGCTTGCCGTCTGGGTCCACAATGTCAGTAGACAGTTCTGGCAACGCCACAATCAGCAAGGGCAGGGCGAGTCTTGCCAGCTTCAAGTTAGGAGACACCATCTTTCTGTATAATAACGTGGAATATATCTTGTTTCTTGAATATGGTCACTCCAAACAAGCACCCTCCGGTATGTTCAGAATCACGTTTGAAGAAGTGGTCCAACACCTGGGGGCAGCATGACACGACTTGATGAAGCACACGGCCTGTTATCCGGCTTGCTGAACACCTTTGCCGCTGCCCAGTCCCTGGCAGTCAAGTGGGAAGGCATGACGGCAGACCCATCTGCCAGCACCTACCTGCGGGAATGGATGCTGCCAGGCCAGTTCACAGGGCACCACCTGGGTCCAACCGCTCCGAATGCCGGGCCGCTGATTTATCAGGTGGACGTTGTGACCGCTATCAGCGGCTGGGGCCCGGCCTATGGGATAGCAAAACTGTTTTTCAGCGCCCCCTACTTTTACCGGGGGCAATCTCTATCCAATACAGGAATCACCACCCGCGTCGTGGTCCGGGCCGGTCAGGTCGGGCCAGCAATGCGGGAAGATACCAAATACGTTTTACCAATGTCCGTTACTTTCCGGGCATATATGACAATTTAGGATGAGGTGACATTATGACTACAGGATTAGTGACGGTAGGATTGGGCGACAATGCCCAACTGGCCTATCTCGTACAAGCAGCAGCCGGGGAGATTGATACAACTCCGGCATGGATTGTTTTGCCTTTCACCAACGCGGAGTATTCTGTTCAGGCGGAGCAGCTCCAGGACAACTCTATGACCGGGGATCGGAACGAACTGGAACCCAGGACCGGGACCGTGAATGCTTCGATTTCCGTTTCCGGGAAGTTCCGGCCCGAGGCCCTGGACAATATTATTGAAGCGGCGGCGCAGGGAACATGGGCGGTCAAGTATGCCCTTTCGGGGCTGACTGTTACAGTTGCCGCGGAGACGAGCGGGTTTTCTTTTACTCGATCGACCGGCTCGTGGATCACGGATGGGGTCGAGGTAGGTGATATCATAATCTTTTCAGGCTTTATAGCACCGCACACGGCGAACAACACCGCCCTTGAAGTGACCGCGGTTGATTCGGCGACAAAGATCACATGCGCAAACGCCACCGGACTTTCTGCAGTGACATCTGCCGCCTCTATTGCAGCCACAACCGGGGCCGATTATGTCAAGGTGGGTTCAACCCGCCGGGCAGTGGCCTGGGAAGTCTACCATTCTGACACGGACGAATATGTCAGGATCATCGACACCGAGATTGCCAGCTTTAGCATTTCCCTGGCTCCCAACGGGGACGTGACGTTTCAGCTGGAAGCAGTAGGCGGGCGTGAGCTTGACCTTGGTGCCAATATTGGTGATGCGGTTTCCGGAGCAACCTACACCGAAACCAACAAGCCGTTTTACGATAGCTTCAACGGGACTGTCAGTCTTGAGGGGGAAGCCGGGATCTATTTTTCCGGCATGAATCCGTCAATCAACAACCAATCGACACCGCTGTTTGCCCTGGGTTCCAGGTATCCGTTTGCGGTCGCC